TAAATTTTTCTATTATATGTCACAGTGACATATAATTAAAGATTTTTAATAAATTCTTAAGAATTTCTTAAGAAAAAAGTGACTATTTAACCAAATTTTTTTCTAATAATTCTTTTTTTTTCTTTTAACACTCAAAAATAAAGAAACATTATGGGAAAAAAGCGATCTTCTGGCAGCACTCGACCTGATAGTAGTAAGAAAAGGAAAGGCTCTGGTGCAAGTGGTGTATCAAATTCGTTCTCACATCAAACTATGAATAATGTGTCTGGAAAACAAGCAAGTGGCTCAGTTTTCAGACGTTTAGTTGGTTCTACTAAAGGTAAATCTCTTAAAAAGAGAGTTGCCCTAATAGAGAAAAACGTAATGAGTGATCAAGAAGTTAAATACTTGTTCAATCAACATATTAATATTCCTATTGTAACGAATTGTGTACCTACCGTTAATTTATTAAACGGTATACAACGTGGTGTTGCTGTTCAACAACGTATTGGTGACACAACAAGAGCCTTATGTGTAACGATGACTGGTATTGCATATGTTTCAGATGATGCTGTATACAGAATCATGATTGTTGCTGATAGAGAGTCAAATGGACTCGGTCTACCATTATCAGGAACAAATAGTTTGTTTGGGCAAAATCCTATTCCAATATACTCAATGTTGGAGCTTAACTCTGCAAACACTAAACGTTACAACGTAATACATGATGAGATATTTCGTCTTGGAGTCGCAGCAGGAGACTACGTGCGTCCTTTTAAGATTAAAAAGAAACTCAACTTTAAAGTTGGTTACAAACTAGGAAACACTGGAACATATACAGATATAAGTTCCAATGCTATCTGGTTGCTAACCATCTGTTATATAGGAAATGTAGAAGCACAACATTTCGTAGAAGTTGATATGCTTTATGAATATTTAGATTCATAATGAATGGATAAACAAGATATAATAATAATAATTTTAATAATATGTCACAATGACATATTAAAAACTATTTTATTATCTTTTATAATAATAATAATAAAAACACATAATGTAATTGACATTCACATGGCAATTAAGAGAGAACATAAATAATAAATAAAATATAAAATTAATATAAAAACTACTCTTTTTATTTTCGTAATTATATATATATATATTTCTTATTTAAAGATGTTGATTGGGGTCCTTTGAAAAGTGAGCAGGACTTGTTTTAGCACCAAAACGTCCAGCTGCAACACGTTCACTTTTGTATTTTAACCATCTAAACATCACATCTGAATGTACTGATTGAGCAGGAAGTGGATCAAATACAACATAATTTGCACTAGAACGCCAATCAGCTACATTAACAGTAATAAATCTACGATGAATAGCTTCTAAAGTAGCAACATCGTTCCAGATTTGCATAGGTGTGTATTGAGAGGTAATACAGATAAACTTTGGTCTAATATTCATTGCACCACCTTTGCTTTCAGCAATAAATGAATATTTATCACCCCATATCTTCAAATGATGAGCTAAAACAGCATGACTTGTATCAAAATCATCAATTATAACATTTTCTTCTTTTTGATATCCATCCCACCACTTATTAGCCATTTTATCATAAGCAGCAGGGAAAAGTAATCTAGCAATATGACTTTTACCTTTTCCAGCTTCACCATGAATCCAATAACCACAAACATTATCTAAAGGTGTAGATTTAACCATATGATCTTTAGCAATTCTATTTAAAGATGCATAATTCTGAATATAAACTTGAGGTTCATTTTCAGCTATAACATTGAGGTTATTTGCTTGAGCTGCTTTAACAATGACTAACCATTTATCCTTCGTAGCTTCGCCTCCTTTAACAGTTTTCTCTTTAACAGTTAGTGGTGCTGTACCAAACTCAGTAAAATTTCCTTGCTTCTTACAATATCTAATATTAGCTATAGCAGGCTTATTAGCAAAAGCAAGGTAAGCTCGAGGAAGAAATTTGACAATGGAAGCTCTAGAGATAACATTTTTTCTATAGATAAAACCTTGAAGGTGAGGAGTTCCATTGGCACCCATTTCTTTACCATAACATAAATATAACAATGGATCAGATAAACAAGCAACACGAATCATTAAAAGATCATCATCTGTATAATTATTGAGAGTAAACACCCAATTTCTACTTGATCCAATTGTTGATTGAGTTCTTTCGTGAGAAGGCCAAACATCATGATCATCAAATAAAGGATCTACTTCAACTTTACGTTTCTTTAAATCTTTAATAGGATCATCATGCTCTACGTCATCATCTAAAGAATCTTCATCAGATTGACAACTGTCTGCACAATCATCATCTTCATTTTCGGCAATTAGAAGGGTGCCTCCTAGATTCATATGATGAGAACCATATTGTTCATTAAACCAGTTATCATTTTCTTTAGCTGCATCATCATTTTGTTTATCCATTTATGAAGAATCCAAATACTTTTTTTATTTTAAATGTTTTGTTATTTTTAGATAACAAAATAAAAAAAGAAATAAAAAAAAGAAAAAAAAAGAAAATGACCAATTGGACATTTTTTATTTTTTTTTTTTTTTCTATTTTTAGTACAATTTGGTCAGTGACCAATTGGTCACTTTGGTCATGACCACAATTTCACACGTGCCAAGGTTTGCAATCTAAAAATAGCAAACAAACACGTAGTGATACGTCGATAGCACATGCCAAAATCGCGACCCCTCGTGAACTGCGGCACCGTACCGATCCCCTACGTATTCGCGAGCTCATACTTGCCTCACCGGGGCCTTTCGGCCCCGTGGCTGGCTTACCAGCGTATGCCCTCCTGTAATATATTAAGCGGAGGGCATACCGTCACTTTCCTCACCTTAACCTTGTAAACTGAAGGTTCGCTATTTAGGGTGGGGGGGTATTTACCCGTGGTCGTACCTGACCATAACCTCAATACCTGACCCTAACCCGGTCCTAACCCTAACCGGCGGGTACTAGGGTTTGGCTTTTAATGACCAAACCCTAACCCTAAATATTTTTTTAAATTTTTCTATTATATGTCACAGTGACATATAATTAAAGATTTTTAATAAATTCTTAAGAATTTCTTAAGAAAAAAGTGACTATTTAACCAAATTTTTTTCTAATAATTCTTTTTTTTT